TGTCGTACAGCAAAATGCCGCCGTAGAGGCTTTCCAGCAGCTCCCAGCTCTTATCGGAGGAGCTGCCGTACTCGCCGTTGGCGTTGGCCTCCCGCAGCAGGGCCATGCCGTTGAATGCGTTGAATATCTGCGATACAGCGTTTGTTACGATGTTATCTTTCTCGATGGTTTCGACCTCACCGGTGGTCTGGTTGGTGAGTTCGATTTTGGTGTGACCATGAATGGGCATGGTAAAACTCCCCCTCTCGATGCTTACACGATACTTCTTGTCGGTGCCTTGCGCGGCGCCTTGGTGATGATCTCGGTGGCTGCGTCGCCCACAGGCTTCTGCGTGCCTACCAGAATGGTGTCCTTGATTGCCAGCACCTTGCGGGCCACGGGCGTCCGGGTCGAGCGGCCGACCAGCTCCTCAAACTCCAGCGTGCCATCCCAGGCGTCGCCTACCGCCATGCCCTGGCCGGTGATGGTCGCGCGGATCTGGCCTTTGGCGATTTTCGCCGTGCCTCCCTCGCATAGCAGGCGCACACTCCAGCGGTGGTTTGCTGCGCCCTCCAAGTCCGGGAACGGGTAAAACAGCGCCAAGGCGTGGGCACCTCGCACCAGCCGCTGCTGTGGGGTAAAGCTGTCGATGAGAATATTGTCCAGGTAATACCGCACGGTCAGCGTCAGGGCTGCGTCCTGCTCCAGGGCCGCTGAGGCGCTCCCTGTGTCCAGGTCGGGCCCGCTCACAGGCAGCTCGACGGTCTCTGTGTTTGGCTCTGCTGTCATCAGCATTTGGGCCAGAAACATGGCCGAGGTGTCCTGCGTGGTGACGAAGGTCAGGTTAATGGCATTGACTTCCTTGCCGCCATCCTTCACCTTTATGTCGGAGCCGTTGGTGAAGCTGTAGTAGATGATCTTGTTGGCGTCGGCCTGCTTTTGCAGGTTGCGCAGCTGGGCATCGGTCTTTGTGGTCGCGCCCGCCAGGTAGGGGTTCTTGCCCACACCTTTCAGCGTCATTTCGCCACGGAACTTCCACACCAGGTGCGTTGCCAGTGTCTCGGGCGTGGTGTCCTTGGTGGGCAGCGCTACGCGGTCGCCCAGCTCCAGGGCCGGGTCGCCGGGCATCGTCACGGTCGCGGGCGTGTAGTCCAGCATTTTCAGCTTGTCGAACACAGCGTCGCATATCCCCTGCCTCACCTCCGTAGTGCCGCTTTCAGCCAGAGGCATGTCCGAGATGGTCATTTCAAGACCGCTCTCCCCCTCGATGTCCGAGGTGAACGTCTCGCTGTCGGTCTCGATGACCAGTGCAGCGTAATGGCAGGAAAAGTCAGAAATCTTTGCAACGGTGCGGGCGCTTTCGGCCAGGGACACGCATGCGGTCTCGCCAAACTGAGAGATTCGCAATTTGCCCAGCCGGTCAATCGTGGCAAACCCCGCCAGAAACTGGGCGATAGCCCCGGCGCAATCCCGCCAGGTGGAGACGTTGTAGGTGCCATCCAGCTGCCGCAAGACTTCCGCGTTGGGCGAAAGAGCCTTGATTTCGGCCTCTGTCTGGGCCAGCTCCACACCGCAGGTGTCTGCAATCTGGGTCAGCATGGTGTAGGCGTCGCCCAGGATCACGCTGCCGGAGAACTTGCGCTCCAGTTTCAGCATGTTGTCGTAGCCGGTCAGGCTGACCACGGCGGCGCTGCGCTCGGCCTCGGCTACGGTGTAGCGGCCCACCGGCAGGGTGTACCAGCTGCCGTCTGCCAGCTGGATTTCATAGTCGATTTGCAGCGCTGCATCGTAAAACGCAGCACTGGATAGCGCGGTGCGCAGCTGCAGCGACGCCTGCCCCATGTACACGCTGCCGAATGCCAGCTCCTGCCCGGACACGCACTGGTTGTCCACGCTGAGTGACCCGGAAATGACGGCGCTGTCGTTGAGAGGGATGCTCGTCCCGTTCGTCAGCGTGATTTTGCCCGCCAGGCGGTCAGTGCGGGTCGGGGCACGGATCGCGGCCAGGTAGCCATCAGGTACAGAATACACAGCGTGCCTCCCTTAAAATTCAATCAGGTTCAGCTCCACTTCCCAGACTGCCTGCCCCTCGCGGGCGGCTTTCAGGTTGGCGGTGCGGTCGCCCGCGTACATTTTCGCAGTGCGGGTCTCGCCGAAAAAGTAGCCCACCTCGAAGCTATCAGGCTTCACGGCGGTCAGGATTTTGGCGCAGTCTGCGGTGGAGAGCGCCGCCCAGCTGACTGAGATTTTAGCGATGCCCTCCCGCACGCGGTTGCGCATCATTACGCCATCCTCGGTACGTCCGGTGTCGCTGCTGTCCAAGTCGGAAAGCTGCACCTTGTACTCATTCGGGGTGGGCATTGCCACGCCCCCGATGGTCAAAATATCCATGTGTTTTACCTCCCGCCGCTGCGCAGATTACGCCGCCGCTCGCTGTTGGCGATGACGCTGTCCAGCAGTTCTTCGCCGATGTAGACATTGATGGGCTGGCCGTCGCTGCCGCCGTTCCAGCTGCCCAGCACGTTGGCCAGTGCCTGCTGGATGGTGGCCAGCGGGGCTTCTACGTTGGTGCCCGTGCTCTGGTCGCCCAGCATCGCCAGAAACTTGCGGTTCGGCGGGATGACCGCACCCTGTGCCAAGGCGGGAACCGGCAGGCTGGCCAGCGCCACCGGCGGGCCGCCTGCAGCCAGGCTATGCCCGCTGATGGCCGACCGGGCCGAGGAGATACCGCTGGATACCCTGCTGGCCATATTGCCCAGGGCCGACAGGATGCCATTGATGGCACTGGTGATGCGTTCCACCATCGCCACCACCCCAGAAATGATGCGGCTGATTGCCCCCTGCACTACGCTGACGATGCCATTCCAAACCGTGGAGAAAGCAGTTTTCAGCGCGGCCAGCCCGGTGTTGAGGCTGGAAACAAAGCCGGAGAAAAGCGTTTTCATGCCTGTGCAGAAGTTGCCGAAAAGCGTCTTTGCGCCGGAGCAGATCGTCTGGAACGAGGTCTGCAGCTTTGTGCCTGCCTCCGACAATTTCTGTCCAATGTTGGCCCAGAAAGTAGTCCAGTCCTCTTGCAATCCGTGGCCCCAATCGTTCAGATTCTGCTTAATCTGCGCGAAAGAGTCAGCGACGTTTTGCTTCAAAGTCTGGATGTTGGTGTATAAATCCTGCCCGTACTGGTACAGGGCATCGTAAAGCACACCGGCTGCGGCTTTCAGGTCATCCCAGTGCTGGTAAAGCGCAACACCCGCGGCCACAACTGCGCCAATGGCGATGACGGCGATGCCGAACGGAGAGGTCAACGCGCCAATAGCGGCGGGCAGCAGCGAGGCTGCGGTCTTGATGGCGGTAAATGCGCCCGTTACGCTCGTTGCTGCGGTTTTCAGAATTCCGAAAATTGCCGAGCCCGTTTTTACCACAGTGAAAGCGGTCAGAAGCGCACCAGCCACCCAACCGACTACCTCGCCCAGTCCGTGTAGCAGGTCGGATGTCCCGGTCAAAGTTTCCAAGAAAGCGTTCAGCTTGTCCAGCAGCTGCCCCAGGACGCCGCTGTTGAAAGCAGCCAGGCCGTCAATCATCGGTTTGAGGACGTTATTGTAAATGTTGCCCATACCCTCATAGAAGCCTGCCAGGCCGTCTGCAATGCCCACAAAGAACGGGGCTATCACTGCAAACAGATTCGAGAAAACCTCCCGAATCTTTTCGGCGTTGTCAATGAACGGCTGGAGCAGCGGCTTGGCAATCGCGTAGGCCACCTGTTCCACGGTCTGGATCATGCCCAGTGCCGCGTTGGCGAACATGCCAATGAAGCCGCTGGTCAGCTGCTTGGCTCCCTCGCTGCCCAGGCTGCGAAAAACCGTAGCCACGGCAGCGGCAAAGTCGCCAAACAGCCCCACCAGGTCAGCGCCTAGGTTGAAGATATTGGCAAGGATCTTTTTCAAAAATTCCTTGCTGCGCTCCAGGTAGCGGGCCATACCGCCGACCAGGTTCTCCGCAATGGACACACCAATCGAGGCCGCCGCGCCTACCACCTCGCCCAGTGCAAAGGCGCAGGTATCTGTGAAGCGCTTCACGGCGGCGCTGACGGCGGGGTCTGTCCAGATTTCTTTCAGTGTGGCCCCGATTTTGGCCAGGTCTTCCTTGATGTTCTTCAGGCCCTCGCCTGCATCACCGAAGCCCTTCTTGAAACCTTCCTTGAACAGATTCGCCAGCTCTTTCATCCGGTCGGAGATTTGGCCGATGCTATCGCCCACCCCGCTGAAATCCGCGCCGCCGCCGGAGCTGCTGTTGTCGTCCAGCCGGTTGATCTCATCAAAGGCCGCCAGGCTCTTAGTGGCCTTTTTGGCTGCGCTGCCCGTGGCCGCGATGGCCTGCCCCTGTTTCTTCATCGCACCGATGCTCTGCCCGGTAATGGTCGAAATCAGCCGAATAAAGGCGTTCAGCAGCGCCGTCACCATATTGATGAGGCTCGTAATGACCGGGGCCAGCGCGTTGGCCAGGCCTGCCGCTGCCGTGGCGGCTGCGCCCTTCAGACGAGAAAACGCCTTGTTCACGCTATCCGTCTTCATCAGTGCGGTGCCCAAGCCATCGACAAGAGCACGCAGCGCCTTAGAAATCAGATTGAACACAAATGCTGCTGCGCTCAGCTGGAGCAATCGTTTTCCAAACATGCTTGCGGCCTTGCTGGCTGCACTGATGCGTTTGGTAGCGCTGGCAGCACCATTTGCAGTGCCGCTGCTGGCGGCGGGCAGGTTGTTCACCAGCTCGGTCTGTTTCGTTACGGCTGCCTGCTGCTGTTGCAACGTATCATTGAGGGCCGTGTGCTTGCTATTCAACGCATCAACCGCTGCCTCTTGCTGCTTATACTCCGCGGTGGTCTGCTGAACGGTGGCCTGCTGCTTTTCCAGCTTGGCGTTCAAAGCATCCAGCTTCCCGGCGTCAGCGGAATTGCTCGGCATCGTGCCCTGCTGGGTGAGCTGGTCAAGCTGGACGTTGACCTTTTCGAGCTCGGCTGCGGTGGCTTCGGCTTCTGCCCGGGCTGCTGCCAGCCGTGACTTATAGTCGGCGTTGGCACGCTCAGAGGCGTCAGCCTGTTCCGGGGTGAAGGTATCCCCCATCTTGTCCCGCATAGCAAGGAATTGCTTGTAATCAGCCGACAAACGCTCGATCTTTTTGTCTTGCGTGTCCAGGGTGCCCGTCAGCGCTTCGTTCCGGGCCGCCAGCTCGTCATACTGTTTGCCCAGGGTCATTTTCTGGTTGAGGTCTTGGATGGCCTGCTCGGTCTCTTTGGCGGCCGCCGTGGCCTCCTGGAGACTTTCGCCCAGCTTCAGCTTCTTACTGGAAGCCGTGGCGATCTGCTTGTCCAGCGAGGCGAGGTCTCTGGTGGTTTTCGTGACGTCCGCTTTCAGTGCCCGCAGGTCGGCTTCGGCCTGTTTACGGTCGATGCGGACACCGATTACGATTTTGTTCTCTGCCATTTGTCACTCTCCTAAAAGCGCCAGCAATCTCAGCTCCTCCTCGGTTTTGGGATGCGGCGGCTTGATGAGGTCTGGATTTTCCCGGCAGAACTCCTCCTCTGCCTTGTCCAGCTTTTTGCCTCGGCGGCGCTTGCTGCGGATGCGGATGACCGTTGCGAACAGCCCGTCCGAGTTGATGTTCTGGTAGGCCCCGATGAAGTCCCACCAGTGCAGGTAGTCGCACCGGCGGCAGCTGTAGCCCAGCACTTCATCCACGGCTGGTGCGATCAGCTGCACGTCCTGCTTCCAATCTGCCAGCGGTGTGCGCACCGGTGCCGCGCTATCTACAGGCCTGCCCAGGTTTACAAACTCCATCGCCTTGCGGAACGCCTCGCCCCAATCCGGCAGCTCCCGCCAGCGCGGATATAAAATGCGCAGGCAGGCGATGCGCTGCTCCTCGACGGTCAGCTCTTCGTCCTGCAAAACAGCCAGGGCGTCAAGCACCGCCCTGAAATCCGACCGTATAGAAAAAGGCTGCCCGCCAACCTCTACGGTGACAGGCAGCCTCCAGCCGTTCATTCCGCCTGGCCCGGTGCCAAGCCTGCCGTGCTGCCCTCGTAGGCTTCGGTGCGCTGCTTGATGCGCTCTTCGGCAGCCTTGGCGGCGGTGGTCTGGGCTTCTTCAATCAACGGCGTCAGGGCGTCGATGATGTGCTCAAAGACAAGCTTGCCGTCCTCGCACATCGCAAAGCAGCTCAGCCCGCCGAACAGCACGGCGGAGACGGGGCTGCCCAGCGCATAGTCGATCCTCTCCTTGATGCGCTTGTCAAGCTCCACGGTCTCGCCGATGCTGATGTCTGTGCCCTTGTAAGGCTCCAGCTCTTTCTCCACAGCCTCCCAGCGGCCTGCCAGGGCCGGGTCAGCGGGGTTCAGGCGGATGGTGCCTACGGGGTGCCCGTCAGCGTCCACAATGTCGTAGCTTTTAATACCGCGGTCAATTTTCAGTTCCATGGTGCAATCCTCCGTTTTCTTTATGCACCAGCGGTGAAAGCCTTGGTGGCAGGGTTAAAGGTGCCCTTGGTCTTCACGCCGGTGTAGTGCACGTTGAACGGGATCTGGTAGCCGGTGGTGTCGCCGCCGTAGCTGGATACCTCGATGTAGCACTCCTCGCGCACAGCCGGGAACGCGCCGCTGGTTTCCTCGCTCCAGAGCTTGACCTCGACGATGTCGGTCTTCAGGTCGTCCAGTACCAGGTCGCCGTCGATGATCGCCTGCAGCTTTTCAAACAGCGGGTCGCCCTTTTCGGCGTAGTAAGGGCTGACCTCGCCCTGTTTCTGGTAGCTGTCGATGGTTACAGAAGTCTGACCCAGGATGTTGCTCTTCTTCTCCACGTTGGCGGAGAGCTCCGGGCTGTATTCCTCCAGGTCGGCACCCAGGCGGACGTAGCTGGGCGTCTCGGTGTTGAAGGCGGCGTTCAGGTAGTGCGCCATATATTTGCGTTCGATTTTCATGCTTCCAACTCCTTAGTGTAGATGGTTATTTGGATTTGATACCGTGCCGCATTGGCATCGGCCCCAGTCGGAATACCAGCATTTGCAGCCTCGATTTTCGTTACCTCGTACCCTGCAATTTCCGGGTAGTTGTGGGTGCGTTCCGCACCGCGGAACCAAGCCGAGAGGTTTGCGAAAAAGTCAGCCGCCGCAATGTTGGTCTTGATGGCCGCCCCGTAGGGCAACTGGGCCACGAACGTGAGCTTGTGGGTAGCGTGGTCAAGTCCCAGAATATCTTCCCGGTGGCTTTCCCCTGCCGTGCACAGCGTGTATTCGGTGGCCTGGCTGCCCAGATAGTTCGCATTGAACTTGTCGGTCTTATCAATCAGCGGGCATTCAGCCCGCAGCCACGCGCGGGTGGCATCGAGTACGTTCATTCGGCGTGACCTCCTGCAATTTGTGCGGCTCCGCGCACGATGTCGTCGCCGTTATCGGCCCAGGAGCGCTGTGCCCAGTAGGCCCCACGCATCGGTGCGCCGTTGAAGTTCCACTCCGGGTGACTCCAAATGTAACGGATGTAGGGCGTTGCGTAGGTGATCAGGCCCGTGCCTATGACCGTGTTCGTGATGGCGCTGTCTTTGGCTGCGCCTGTTCTGAATGGCACGTAGGGGTCGGTCACCCGGATGAACTCGGAGTCAACGAACTTCTGCGCGTCGCTCATGAGGCCTACCCGCTGCTGAAGCTCTGCGCCCAAGCCGGACAGGTCGACGTTTATGCGCAGATCAATGTCCATCAGTGGGCCTCCACGTACCAGTGCGGGTGCTGCCTGCCCTGGCGGTTGTCGTGTACCGCAAGGATGGTCATGCGCTGGCCGTCTACCTCGATGTGGTCGCCTGGGCGCAGCGTCCACGCACCTGCCGCAGCGGCGGCCTCCTGGGCCTCCCACTCGGTCGGCGCGAGGTACTTGTCGTCTGCATAGGTAAGCGTCCCACGGGTGCTCTGTGTGGCTGCACGGGTGTGCCCGGCAAAGATGCGGATTTGGAAAATCGAAGCAGCGTTCAGGCCGTCCACCGAGGCATTGTCCACGGTTCTGGCGTGCACACTTACACCCACCAGGGTGGTGCTGATTTCCTCCTCGGCATCCGTTTCCGGGTCGTAGTGGAGGTTGCACACCGTAATTGTTTTGTCTGCAAGAAGCGGCATAGCGTTCCTCCAATGAAAAAGGACACCGACCGCCTTGGTCGGGCTTTCGGTGTCCTGTGTTTAGCGTCTTGCGGGTGGGTGGTAAGTACCGCCCGCGTAAAGCATCCAGCTGGTAGCCGGTGCGCCCAGCGCCTGTCGGATCGTCTCTCGATCACGGAGCGTGGCCTCTTTGCGCAGGTCTGCTGCCGAGGCGTAGCTCTCCGAGTAGCCGTCGTTATTGCTGCTGGTCACGGCCCCACCACCTGAGGCGGCGGTCGTCTGTGCCCGCGCAGCGGCATCGGATAGAAGCAGCGCTTCGCAATCTCTCAGCGCTTTGATGCAGGCTTCGTCCTTGGCCGCTGCTGCACGCCAGTGCGTGGCCTCCATGATCTGCAAGGTGGCTTTGGCCGCCAGCTGGGGGAACTCCTCTTCGGAGATCACCTCATACCCGTAGGTCAGGTATTCGGCGTGGGTCAACCAGCTATCTGCCATGGCCTCCTCCTATCAGGAACCCAGCTTCTCTTCGGCGATGCAGATTTTGCCGATGCGGACGTTCTGGTGCTCGAAGCGCAGCGCCCAGTTGGCCTTGTTGGTGAACTCTGCATCGGTCGGGGTCTCGCCGGTGATGTTGTCAGGCAGGAAAGACACACCGTTGGGGTGCAGAATCAGGCTGCGGTTCGTGTACAGGATGTCGGTGCCACCGCCCAGCTCAGGGTTGTAGTCGGTGTAGTCCGGCGTGGTGACGGCGGGGGTGGCCTCCAGGAAGCAGCCCTGGCCGAACAGGTAGCAGTCGTAGATGGTCTTCTCGGTCTCCTTATGAGAGGTGCCGCGATCATTGACTACCACGATCAGCCCGTTGATGGTAGGCAGGTCGACTTCGCGCTGCAGAACGTTGGTGATGGTGTACTTGTTGTAGTCCACCAGGCCCAGCTTCTGGTACTCAGCAAAGATCTTGCTGTGCATCACGATCATGCCGAACTTGCGGGCAAACTCGCCCAGGGCCGCCTGCTGGCCGTCGATGACCAGACCAGCGGTCACGCCACCGGCTGCGGTAGCAACGTGGGTTTTCAGGCCCTCCAGCTGGAGCACGGCCTCGGCGGTTTTGACCAGCAAGCCCTGGCGGTACATGCGCCAGTACAGGCCGGTGTGACGAGCTACGGCCTGCATGGGCTGCGCAGCGGTCAGCTCACGGATGAGCTGGTTGGCTTTCCAGGCCTTCATACGGTCGATACGGATGAAGCTCTGCTTGCCGCCGGAGATCTCGACAGGGGTGTTGTTGATTTTGCCGTCACGCACCAGGGGTGCATCGGTGTCAGGGTCGAGCGGGTTGTAGAAGCGGGTGGTGCCAACCGTACCGCCGTTGTCCAGCAGGGTGGTCATGTTGGTGTCGCTGGCCAGGATGCCAGAAGCCAGGATGCTGTCGGTGAACACAGGCTCCTGGTCTACGAAAGAGCCATAAACTTCAGGGTCGAACGGAAAGCCGCCAAAAGTGCCAGTAGGCATAGGTTATCCTCCTCAGAAAATTTGTCTTGCTGCCGCCCGGTTCTTGGCACACAGGTCTGCAAAGAGCGTCGGGTTCTTGGCCTTAAGCTCCATACGGGCCATGTAGTCCATCATTGCAAAATCTGCAACGGTGGGGTCGCTGCCCGGGGCGGTCTTGCTGTTGTTGGGCTTGGGCACCACAACCTTGCGGCTGTTCTGGCCCTCGTCCTGCGGTTCGTTGGGAGTCTGTTTGAACCAGTGAGGTTTGGTCTGGGCTTTCAGCTTATCGACAGCAGCCCGGATGTCAGCATCCAGGTTGCTGCTGCCTTTCAGTGCCGCGTCCTGCGCCAGCAGATTGATTACATCTTCGGCGTCGATGGCACCGGCGTCCTGTGCAGCGTTTCGGGCAAAATCGCGGAAGCGGTAGTCTGCGGCCTGCTCGTTCAGCTGGGTCTGCAACTGCTGCACCTGCTGCAGCGCTGCCGCAAGATCGGCGGGTTTCTGGGTGCCAAAAGCGGCCAGACCCTGCTGCGCGGCGGTCAGCTGCTGTTGCAGCGCTTCCTCTCGTGCGTGGGCTGCAGTGCTGTCACGGCCTGCCAGGGCCATTACAGCGTCAACCTGGGCATCGGTCATGCCCTCGATAGCTCTCAAATCTTCCCTTTTCATGGTTCCTCCCTTTGGGCTACGGCCCTTTTACGTCCTGCCGGGGACAGCCCAATCCGCCCGTTTTCGCTCGGCGTCAGCGATCTTGAGTCTATCGTATCATGATTTCCGACAAAAAATGTGACAGGTTTTTTGTCAACAGTGTCAACGGGTTTCCTATTAAATCTATTTCTCTATACGTGTAAGGGCTCTTTTCCTTTAAATGCCTATAATTATTCTCTATAAGGATTTTCTGTTGACACTGTTGACAATGTCTATTTATAACTATAATACGTCAATTTCTTGTCAACAGAGCTGTCAACAGAATTTGTCAACAGAAGCGTTCTGTTGACAAAAATGGCCCCGGAGGTTTGTTCCTCCGGGGCTTTTCTCATTTTTCTGGTTTGGTAAATGGCTGACCATGCTCCTCCAGGTAGGCGTCCATTGCCCTTTTCAGCACGCCGCTCACGGTATCTCCGTTCTCGGCGACCACCTGTTTGGCGTGGGCTGCGTAGTCCTTATGAACCTTGCAGGAAAGTTGGCAGCGGTTTGCTCGCTCCCAGTCATTTCGCCACTTCCTTTGTTTATCTGTAAGCGCCATTTTGCACTCACCTCCTGTTCCAATTATGCCATAAATAACAATCTGGGTCAACCGTACTAAATTACACAATTTTTCGGTGTACACTTTGTGCACCTTAGCGTCTTGCAAATTGCGGGCACCAGAGCTAACATACACACGTTCCCAGAAAAAAGCACGGAGGAAAATAAAAAAACCGCCCATGGGAACAGGGCGGCTGCAAGGGAGGTGAACGTTTTGTACACCGACTTTGGCTACATTGGCAAGGATGGCATCGAATACGCAACTATCGACGAAGCCATTGAAGCTGGCGTAGCCTAACCCGAAAAGCAGAAACCACCGGCGGAGCACCCAGCCGGTAGGTCTGCATCCCTTGCACCTCCGATTATGCCATTCGACTCGCAAATTGTCAAGAAGAATAGGAGCACACAATCATGAATGAAATTTTGAATCAAAAGTTTGGCGTCGAAGTTGAAATGTACAACATCACCCGCGCAAAGGCCGCAGTTGTTGTAAAGCAGACCCTGGAAGCCTGGACGGGAGAAACCTGGGCCATCCGGGGCCCAGGTTTGCATCTGGACGAACGCAAAATCTGCAAACCCTTTGGCGGCCCGGAGGATATGGTTTGGAAAATCGAGAGCGACTCCTCCATCCTGGCCCGTAATAGTTACGAGCGCACCGAACTCGTGAGTCCTGTGCTGACCTGGTACCAGATGCCCGTGCTTCAGCAAATCATCCGCGATCTGCGCGCGGCTGGCGCAAAAAGTGACCCGGCGCACCAATGCGGCGTGCATGTCCATGTGGATGGCACCGGGCACACCGCAAAGTCGCTGCTGAACCTGACGAACATCATGGCAAGCCACGAACAGCTGCTGATCGGTTCCGTCGGTATCGCCCCTGCACGGATGCAATGGTGCACGACCGTTGACCAGAATTTCCTGCGTAAGGCAAACGCAGTTAAAACTTCGAGCCTTCCCCGCCTGAAGGAGATCTGGTACTCGTCCCAGGGCTGTGTTGGTACTGCCCATTATGACTTCAGCCGCTACCACATGCTGAACCTGCACAGCTTCTTTGAAGGTAAGGGCGTAGAATTTCGGCTGTTCCAGTTCGACAACTACGATCCCTCTCGCCCCGTGGGGCGCAAAGGAGGCTTGCACGCGGGTCAGCTAAAGGCCTACGTTCAGCTCTGCCTGGCGATGAATTACCGGGCTCTGCATGCTCGCTCCGCATCTTTCACCCCGCTGCAAAGCGAGAACCAGCGCTATACCATGCGCTGCTGGCTGCTGCGCCTCGGCTTCATCGGTGACGAATTTGCCACCGCCCGGCGGGTGTTCACGAACCGGCTTCCCGGCGATACTGCTTTCCGTCATGGCCGCCCTACTAAGGTTGCGGAGACCGCAGCATAACCGACAAAAGCAAGCAGCAAAGTTTGTGCACTCTAGCGGCTTGCGGTGTGGGTCAACCAGAGGTAACATACACGCGAACCAAAAAACTAACGGAGGTAAATGAAAAATGAAAGCTACTGTATTCAAAGACTGGTATAAAACCGCTGCTGCTGAAAATGTCGAGACCAGTGACCTCTTCAACTGCGCGGGCTTCTTCTGGCTGGGCCTTACCGATAAGCAACACGCTAAAATGTGCCAGCTACTGGAGCTGCAGCACTGCAAGGTTGTTGATGTCGAGGGTGAGAAATGGTTTCAACTTCAGAATGGGCTCCGCATCAAAAGTGTTTAAGCCGAAACGCTCCCAACGGAGCGTCCACCGGGAACAGCCGCCCGGTGCTGATGATGGCAGGCTGCAAAGAAAGGATGGGTTTTATCGTGTTCAAAAAGATAGTGCGGAGAATGTCTGAAATCAAAACCGAGGATGATCTTGTCTGCTGCTTTAGCGACATCAATCATGCGTTCGACGCTGAGCTTATCAGCTTCAGCGAGTACGAGATGCTTTACGCCCTGGCAGAGAAAATCAAGCTCACCCCTCAGTTCACCAGCGTCGGGATGCAGCTGACAGGGCTTCGCGGTACACCTCTCAGCCTCGATTTTCTCACCGTGTCCGCTAAGGGGTTCGCTACGGTCGCTGATCTGAAAGCCGCTGTTGAGGCTGCCAAGGGCAGCGGTGATCTGGTGCTTAAGCTCCAGCAGCTTCGCCTTTACTGCAAGCTTGCAGGGGCCTCTGAGACCGCTACCTCGGTGTCTATCGCTTTTGTGGATCCGTGCGGCAATACCCGCAATCTCAACATCAAGAAAGTTTGAAAGGATGGTTTTCTGAAATGAAGTATTACCTGGCCTATGGCTCAAATCTTAATCTGGTGCAGATGTTCCGTCGCTGCCCGAACGCCCGCGTCATCGGGCACACGTCCCTGCCTGGTATGCGCCTGGTGTTTCGCGGCTCGAAGACCGGCAGCTACCTGACGGTCGAACCTGGCGAAGCGGCCAGCGTTCCCTGCGGGGTGTTTGCCATCCAGGATGATGACGAGCTGGCGCTCGACCACTACGAAGGCTACCCGGTGTTTTACCAGAAACAAACGCTACACGTCCCGGAGGTCATGGCCGTCGGCACGAAGGACGTCATGCTGCGGGACATCGACGCCATGATCTACACAATGCCCACCGATCACCGGCTGGGGCTTCCCTCTACGTACTACTGGAAGGTCTGCAAGCAGGGCTACCGTGATTTTCACTTTGCCCTGCGCCATCTGGAGAAGGCACTGTTTGACAGCCGCGCGGGGATGGAGTAAGCTGTAACTAGGAGGTGTGTAAATATGGCAGTTTTTGATCGCATCAAGGGCGCACTGTACGGCGTGGCCGTCGGTGATGCCCTCGGCGGCCCCCTGGAGTTTATGTCCCGTGGGGCTGTCCGCAAAGCCTACCCTGCTGGCCTGCGTGACATGGTTGGCGGTGGCTGGCTGAACTTGAAGCCCGGCGAAACCACCGACGATACCGCTATGACGCTGTGCGTGGCTGAGGGTATCTTGGAGGCTGAAAGCCGAACAGCGCTGCGCCATGCAAGCGATGATGAGCTTGCGGAGGCTATTGGCCGCCGGTTTGTAGCCTGGCTTGAGAGCAATCCCCCCGATGTCGGCAATACTTGCCGTGAAGCCATTGCTCGGGCCGAGTCCAATCTTGCTAAAGGCCTAGCCCCTGCCCTGGCTTGGATTAGAGCGTCTGACGCCCTTGGCCCTAACCAGGAGGGCAACGGTGCGTTAATGCGTTGCGCTTATGCAGGGCTTTGGAATAAAGACGGAAAATCCGCAAATCTTACCGCAAGGTTGCAATCGCACCTGACCCATTCAGGTGAACAAAGCGAGACCTGTTGCGGCTGGTATGCGACCGTGCTTTGGAGCTACACCTACGGGGTGTTTGACCCTGATTTGTCGGATTGTCCCGTTTCTCCGGCGCCTGTTTCTGCCGATTGGTCGCCCTCCGGCTATGTCGTAGACACCATGCACGCGGTCATGTTGGCGATGCAGGAATCGTCTTTTGAAGAGATCCTTGTCAAAGCGGTAAACTTCGGCGGCGACGCCGACACCGTGGGCGCTATCGCTGGCGGTCTGGCGGGCGCAAAGTACGGCTTCAAAGCAATCCCTAAGCGCTGGGTAGCCGCGCTCGACCCTGCACTACATGCCAAGCTGGACGACCTCGCCGAGGCTGCCTACAATCATCGTAAATAACGGTTAAGGCCCGGGGCTGCATAGCTCCGGGCCTTTGTGCCGCGATTATTTCCCCCATTTCCAAATATTGCGGACATTTAGCGCACACCTTGTGCGCTAAATGTCCAGCCGCATGGGGGTACTTCGTTCGCCGGAAGGTTCTCTGCAAACTGGACAGCCTGGGCAAAGCTGATTTTCCGCTCGGTCATTCGTTCCAGTGCGTGCCCCTCAAATTTTAAATTATCGGGCAATGGCGGCGGTAGCACTACGGTGCCTGTTGTGTTGATTATACCAGCTTCTCGCAGTTGCTGCAACTCCGCGTTGGCGGCCTCCAGCTATGCCTGCCGCCTTGCTGCCCACACGGCACTGCTGGCCTCACTGCGTCCAAAGCCGGGCACGGTTTCGCGTAGCTGCTGCTTCTGGCGGCCTGTCTGCTGCAAGAAGTCGTCCAGCCTACCTCTGGCGGCGGCCAGGCGGCCCGCTGCGTTGTTTTGCAGGTCGGTCTGGCCAGTTTCCTTGGCCAGCACGTATTCGCGCTTCCAGCGGCGGATTTGGCGTTCTAGGGTGCGCTGGCGGCGGTCGGCCTGTTCCTCGGTCAGCATCTGGCCGTTGTAGGGGAACTTGGGCGCGTTGTAGTCGTCCAGCATTTCCTGGGTGTAAGCAGGCTTGCTGATCCCCGGCCAGAACGGATGCCAGTTGTGGCGGCAGTTGGCCCCGGCAAAACCGCGCACGTCACCGTAGCCGATGTCCTCCAGCGTCAGGTAGCCGGGCTGGCCAGAAAGGCTGACCAGCTTGCCCTGCCACCAGCTGTGGTTTGTGAAGTCCGCCTGGCCGTCACCTGTTCGGGCGCCGCCGTGGGCAGTCAGCTCCATGATGTCCACGCCCATGGTCAAGGCATTGTTTCGGCTTATGTCCATAGCGGTCTGATTGATGCCTGTGCGCATGGCACGCAGCACCACGACTTCCAGTTTGTCGGTGTGGCTGCTGGGGTATGTAATGGCGTCTACGCCCTCGGCGGCCAGTCCCTTGATGCCCTGCCGCACGATCTGGTCGGTGCTGAACGCACCCGTAACCGCGCCCATGTGGCCTTGGTCAAGGATTCGGGCCAGCTGGTTCTGCACAGCCACCGGCAGGTTGTGGTTATTCATCAGGGCGCGGGTCTGGGTCAGGTTGTACAGCGTGTTCATCGTCCGGCGGTAGCCGCTCTGGGCTATCTGCTGGGCGACGGAGCTGGTACCTATCCCCTCCGGCTCCTGCTGGCCTGCAGCTCGGTAGAAGCGGTTGTCCTGCTCCTCGGCCTCCAGCATGGCCTGGGCAAAAATAACCGCCACGTGGGGCGCAGCGTCGGCCATGAGCTTTTCCATGCGGTCAGCAAGGTGTTTGCGGGAGGCTCCCAGGGCTTCGGCTCTCTCGGCCTGCCATTTAGCTCCCTCAGTCATGTAGTTGGCCTTGGCAATGCGGCGGGCCATGTCAGTGAGAATGTTCAGCTCCAGTTCGTCAAAAGCTGCTGCGCAGCGCTGGGCATAGTCCTCGACCTGCTGTGGCCTCAGCAAGGCTCTACGCGGTGCTTGCCGCCCTCGATGGTAACGGTGTAGCCAAGCCAGCGCAGCGCGTCACAGGCGCCCTCGTAGCGGCCCCAGGCGGTCATGCTGCGACTTACGCCCGCGGTCAGGCGCAGTTCATCAAGCTTTGCCGCTGCCCTTTTTGCCATCTCCTGCATTTTTGTTGTTTTGGTTGCTGCCATTGGTAAGCACCCCCTGTAAAATATCCCCGGCCATGGCTTCCTGTGTGACGGCAGCGATGGCCTGCTGGGCGGTTGCCTCGTCCTCGCCGTAGAAGTGCTGGCGGTATTCGGCCTTGCTGCGCAGGCCCATCTGAAGCTCTGCCTGCCACTGGGCCATCTCGGTCTGCCGGTCGATGATGATGGAATCGTCCCACTTGAATGTGATTTCGGGTTCCCCGCTGCTGGCAGGCACACTATCCAGCTGGTCAGCCCAGAAGTCCAGTGCCGCAATCAGGCCCCGCAGGGCGTCTTCCAGTGCGGCCTGAATGTCACTGACGGTGGTATAAAGTTTCTGGCGGCTGCTGATGATCTCGGTGGCCGTCTTCTCTACCTCGGAGGTCTGGGAAAGCACGCCAAAGCTCAGGCCGCACTTGGATTCCACATGGCGCAGGTACTGGTTCAGGCCGCTCAGGTAGTTGCCGTCACGCAGGCTCGGTGCAAATACCTGGTAGAACGTACCGCCGTCGGCGATGCCCGTGTCGACGTTCAGACCGCGGTAGATACGCTGGGCATGCTCCGGCAGCTGTCCGTTGACGGCGCTGGCGGGAACGCCAAAACGACGCAGGCTCTCTTCGTCTGTCAGGGGCACACCGCCCTCGCCCGTTGGTTTGAGGTACTGTTCGTCGATGTCCACAGCCAGTTCGCCGCCCTCGTATTCCCAATCCAGACGGGTGAACTGGACGTCGGCGTCGATGATCTCCGGGATGCCTGGGGCGAATATGGCCGCGCCCATCTCGCTGTTGGGCTCCACCGTGTTCACGATGGGCGTCACGAAGTAGCCGCACGGGATTTTGGTCAGCCCCGGCAGATAGGCGATGGGCTCCACGTCCTGCCACTCGGGGCGGGCGTCGAGACGCACTTGCTCACCCAGGTCGTCCTTTTGCGTGCTCATGTAGGCCAGGTTGATGACCTGCACACAGGGGTATTCGGTGGCGACCGATACATCGTAGCTCTCCACGATGTCGCGCTCTTTCTCGTGGTAGTCCTCCGGCCCGGTCAGGACGTGCATCCATTCCAGGCGGTTGTACACATGGTCGCTGTCCTGGATGCGGTTGATGAAGACCGCCTCGGTCAGTTCCCCGTCTACGTTAGTGCTGATCGGGTAGATGCTGTCGGCGCTGACGAAGCTGACGCCGATGTCGTCGCCCGCCTGGTAAGGCTTCCACGCGCCGCTGCCCAGGGCCAGGGCCACCGAGAGGATTCTCCGGCGGCGGGGGCTGATGACTTTCTGCATCTTGCGGTTGATCCAGTCGGCACGCTGGCTGCCCTGCACGTTGACCTCCAACTCCAGTGTGGTCAGCCGGGCAAGCTCTGCGCAGATAGCAGCAGGCAGGCCCAGAGCTTTGGTGTTGGGGTCGTGGTTGCAGGATTCGCCGTTGATGGCTACGCGGTACCACTCCTGGATGGCTGCCTGTTGCTTGTCGGTCATCATCGTCTGGACGCCGAGCTCCGCTTCAATCTTGTTGTAGTCAATCATGCGTTTCTCAATCCTCGCTTCTGCCAGACGGGTTCCATAGCGTAGCGAGCCATGTCGATGCTATGGTTGTCGGCGTCGATGTAAGTGTTTTGCACTTCCTGCGTCTTCTTATCGGTGGGGTACTCGTATTCGCTGAATTCCCGCGCGGTGTGCGGGCATCGCACCGGGTCGATGACAATTTTTGCGCGGCTCTGGAGCCATTTCATGCCGTCGGTCACGCTGGTGCCCCCATGGGCGCTGTACTTGTGGCAGCCCCGCAGGCCTCTGAAGCCGAGGTCACGCAGGGTAGCAATGCTCTTGTTCCCTGCGCTGTCGGCGATGATTTCCTTGCCTTTCCAGGGTTCCAGGACACGGGCCAGGTCTTCGTCCTTTTCCCGGGTAGCCCGGTGCTCGGCGAAGATGTACAGCGTCCGCTGGGGGCTGCTGTAGGCCATTTCACCGAAGTGGTTCGGGTCTGGGTACCAGCCCCAGTCCAGACCGCAGTAGGTACGGTCGAACTGCGCGATTTCCTCGCGGGAGATCTGCCGAATTTCCAGGTTGTCGAAGACCTGCGTGCCGCATCCTACCACCTCGCCCATGTACTCATGCGCGTAGGCGATAGGATCACGCTGCTTCAGAACTTCGGCTTCGTCAAAAAACTTCGGCCCGAGCCATTCAGCGGGTGTGGTCAGGTAGGTGGTGTGGTGGCGGAACTGGCGGGGCTTCGGCTCCCGCTTGTAGCGGTTGACCCAATGGCGGGCCATCGCCGGGGAGTTGAACGTTTTGAAGGCGAATGCAAACGGGCCGCCGCGGAAGACAGACTGTTCAACGTTTCGGATTTCTTCCTCGCCGTCGTACTGGTCGAACTCCTCAAAGTGGGCCACGCCAAAGTAGCCAAAGGGCGCGGCCAGCGATTTCAGCTTGCCGGGATCGTCCAAACCGTAGAACTGGATGGTCTGCCCGGTGGGCAGGTATTCCAGCGTATAAGGCTTCTTGGTCTGCTTCCAAAGGTGGCGGATGCCCATGCGGTCAATGACGCGGTTGTATTCCGGCCAGACCGAGGTCACGATTGTGTTGGCGACCTTGCGGAGAACGATGCCGTGAATGTCGGGGATCCGCATAATCAGCAGAACGTGTTCGGTCGCCGCAAAGGTGGATTTCAGGGAGCCACGCCCGCCGTCGCCGAGGTACTCGGTGTAATCCCCGCTCCATACGGCGGTGTGGGCGGCGTAGTATTCGGGGATGATGAGGTCAGTCAGCCGCACTTCCGGGTTGCTGCTGATTGGCAGGCTCCGGCGGTTTCGTTGCTGGTATGTCATCAATGAACACCACCTTTCCGCTCATGCCACGCAGCTCGGGGTGCTCGCTCCAGCGGTCGGGGCATTTGTTTTTGAGATAAAAGCAGATAGCGCCCAGGTCGCCGTTGGCAGCTTTCTTGAACAGCGCGTTTTCTACGACGGCCACGGAGGCTTCTTTGCCGTTGTTGAGCGCGGCCCCGATGGTGGCCGGGTACTTGTCAATCCAGCGGCGCAGGCTCCTGGGCGAGATGGGAACGCCGCGCAGGCGCTCCATGCTGGCACAGATTTCCTCTTGGGAGAACCCCTGCTGTGCCCAGCTCTGGAGAAGTAGCAGTCCTGTGGGGTCTGTCCAATCCTCGGCCTTGGGTCGTTTCTTAGGCATGCCTCACACCTCCTCCATGCAGGCGTTTTGCGGGGCTTTTGTGCCCCGGTGGGTAACTTGTCGCATCAGTTCAGCTTCTTAGCCTCCTGGCCCGTGAATTGCTGCCAGCGGTCGATAATGACGTCGGCGTATTGCGGGTCGAACTCCATCGTGAAGCAGCGGCGGTTCATCTGTTCGCAGGCGATCAGGGTGCTGCCGCTGCCGCCGAACAGATCCAGCACGATTTGGCCGGGCTTCGAGCTGTTCTTGATGAGGTGGCCGACCAAGGGCACCGGCTTCATGGTGGGGTGCTCTTTGTTGGCGGCGGGTTTGTCGTAGCGCAGCACGGTGGTCTGCTCTTTTTGCAGGTACTCCTGCACACGGGTGGCCCAGGCCAGCAAGGCTTCTTTCTTCATCTTCTTGAGATCCTCGGGCTTGGCGTCGTCGATGACCGTCGTGTTGGTGCGGTCGTTGATGAAGTAATGCCCTGCGCCCGGCTTCCAGCCGTACAGGCAGGGTTCGTGCTGATACTGGTAGTCGGCGCGGCCCAGAACAAGGCTGTTTTTGACCCAAATCAGGCAGCCGTGCAGCTCCCAGCCTGCCTCCCGGAACATGGCGCGGAAGGCCTCGCCCTCGGTGTCGGCGTGGAAGATATAGGCGGCTGCGCCGGTGCGGCAGGCGTCGATGGCGCAGCAGTAAGCCTGGAGCAGGAACTGCCGGAACTGGCTTTCGTCCATGCTGTCGTTCTGGATTTTCTTTCCGTTGCTGCCCTCATAGTCCACGTTGTATGGCGGGTCAGTGACAAGCAGGTCTGCCTGTTCGCCGCCCATCAAGGCGTTGACGTAGCGCGGGTCGGTGCTGTCGCCTACCATCAGGCGGTGTCTGCCCAGCTGCCAGATGTCGCCGATCTTGCACACCGGGTCGGCTGGCAGCTCCAGCTCGTAGTCGTCCTCTTCGGCGTCGCCGTCCGCCTGCTGCACAGCAACGTCCAGGCCGAAATCGGAAAAGTCGTAGTCCAGGCCCTGAATTTCTGCGGTCAGCAGCGGAACGTCCCAGACGGCCACCTCACCCGTGGAGTTGTCAGCGATGCGGTAGGCCTTGACCTGGTCGTCGGTGAGCTGGTCGGCCACGACGACGGGCACCTCTTTCAGCTTTAGCAGCTTGGCTGCCTTGTAGCGGGTGTGGCCCACGATGATGACGCCGTCCTTATCTACGACGATGGGTTGCTGGAAGCCAAATTCTTTGATGCTGTTTGCCACCGGCTTGACCGCCGCAGCGTTGTTGCGCGGGTTGTTCCCGTAAGGATGAACGTCTCCGATTTTCCAGGTCTGAACTTGCATTATCTGCCCTCCGTGTGTTGATTCTCCCTCTATCGTACCATGGCTTTCGGCTGCAAATGTGACGGGTTTCCACGCCGTTCGCATCCAAAAATGGCGGCTTTTTGGAACTGAAGCCGAAAAGCTGCCGGGTATTTAACGGAAACATCCTGTTTTCGGGCAACAAAAAACCACCCCTGCCGAGAAAGGAGACGAAAGCGGCAGGGGTGGGAAAACGGAGGTGCACGAATGAAAATCACCCGGCGGTATTATCATACCATCCGGGTGACGTGAAAATGTGACAGATTTATTTGGTTTTCTTTTTGGCCTTGGCTGCAGGCTTCTTTTTCTTGGCCTTGGGGCCGAAAAGATCAGGGTACAGCTTGGCAAGATCTGCTTTACTAGGCCCCTCGCCCTTCATGCGCATGTTGGCTTCGAGTGCTGCGCGGGTTGGCTTTTGGCTCATTCTTCGCCTCCGAGTTGTTCCTTGATAATCTGGGCATACGCTTCGTTGTCAGCGATGTTGCGACGGCGTACACGCTCCAGGTATTCCGGCGTTTCAAACGGGTCAATACCGGCGGCCTCGCTGCGTTTGTAAGCTGCATAGATCTCATCCTCCGTAAGCGCTCGGTAGGATGCTTCTTTACCCTCCAGGGTTTCAGCAATCTGTGCCGCGCTCATTCCCTGCACACGCAGCTTTTCAATGCTTGCATTCAGCTCTTTGTCGCTAATATCGCACAACGGTCTTATTTCATCCATGCTCATTTTACTTTCCTCCGTATGTTTTCTTCAATGTCCAAGTACACGACCTTTCGGCCATGCTTGTTCGTTGTCCAGGTGGATTTCGTTATTGTCCAGCCACGATTTCTCACGCTGGATGGCATCAGCACTTCGTCCTCGCTGGCGTACACTGACATATGCTTGAAAGGGACACCAGAAATGTTTTTCCCTGCAGGAACCCTTAAAATCACGGAGATTCCGTCTGTTTTCCTCGATGTTACGTCGGAGAAATTGTCCGCTATCCCAGGGTACGATGAGAAGCTCGTTATGCCTTTTTCAGTCCACTGACCGTTTTTGATGGTCTTGCGAAGCGCGGCCTCGCCAGCTTCCCACTTTACGCCACGGTAAATGGCCCCTTTGTAAACGGGCGTGTTTTTCCCTCCGAGAACTCGGTCAATCAGATTGATTTCCCTTGCTACCTCGGGGTCGTTGTCGGGGTTGTTGTTATGGATTGCACGAGATCCAGCACCTGAGTAATGCTTCATCGCAGCGACCGCGTCCTCTCGCTCTTCCGGGGGCAGTTCGGGACAAACCTCCGCCACCCATGCGAGATTCCGCTTGTCGCCCCATGCGCCTTTGGACAGCTGCTCCATCACTTCCGGGTGGTTGCGCAACGCCAGCTCTTCTGCCAGCTGCGCTGTAGCTGCCCGCATGCCCTGGCTTGCCGCAAGAGATCCTCCGCCTGCACTCATGATTGATCCTCCCAGTTATTTACTGGGTTCATCGTATCATGGTTTTTCAGGGCAAATGTGACGAGTTACTTTTTGGCTTTTGCCTTGGGCTTTTTCTTGGTTTTAGGCTTTTCCGTGATGGTAAAGGGCTTGACCGGGTTGCCTTTGGCGTCACGGGCCACGCAGCTTGCGCCGACATAAGGGTCGCCGTGAACGAAAGAACCTTTCTTCTCCCAGGCGGCTGCATCGATGGGGTGCAGGCCTGCCGGGGCTTTAGTTTTTTTTGTTGCCATAGTGTGCCTCCTTACTTGCTTCACTATATCATTTTTTCGGTGCGAAGTCAAACTTTCACACAGTCACGTCGATTTCCAACTTGCCGCCGAAAGCGTCATTGACCCAGCGCACGCCGGTGATTTTGTGCTTGACCTTTCGGGCGAGCACTCCCTCCGATTCGGTCGCGTTGGCCGTCATGATGCAAGGTGTGCCCTTGCTGATTTTGTAGTTGATTTTGACCTGCTTGCTTGTAAAGACGTTCTTCTTTGCGTCCGTGGAAAACGACGAGTATGCCTTTGGTGTAAACTCTGCCAGCTTTCCGCTCTGGATCATCTGCTGGAGCTGGGCCGCGGTCGCGGCGGTTACTTTTATCGGCTTGGGCAGGCCGGTCATGGCGCTGACCCCTCCCTGGATGCCCAGCTCACTGAGCATTTCTGGGCCTACAAATCGGACGGCCTGGATGTTGCGTGTTAGGGGCTTCATCTGACTGTCTACGCGCTTGATGATCTGCTTGATCTGGTTCTCGCTCAGCCACCAATCGGAGGCCTCGTTGGCTGCGCTCATGCTGCCACCAGTGCGCAGGTAGGCGTTCACCGACCAGGATTTGCTGGTGTTGACGTAGCCCTCGCCCTCTGTACCATCCTGCCCCATTTCGTGCATGATGGCTTTGTGCGTGGCCCAGTCCACCTGTTGGTACTGGGCCTTTGGCGGTGCCATCGTGCTTACGACGGCTGCCATGCCATGGCTTGCGGCCAGGCTGCCCCCTCCTGAACTCATTGCTTATCCCCCTTGGCCAGCTTGCGGGCCCATGCTTTTGCATTGAAGCGTGCGCTTCCAATCGTGGACGGGTACTCCCGGGCCGGGATGCCTGCACACAAATTCGCCACCTCTGGCGAAACCTTGCCGTAGAAAAGAATCCCGGTCGGCTTTTTGGCGTCGAGAAAGGCTCCCAGCCCGCGCAGGAACCGCTGCCGGAGCTCGGCGCTCTTGCAGAATCCCCATGTGCTGATTGCGATGCAGCTGTCGGTCGGGATTCCGTCGAAGGCATAAACGTCGTCTTCCGGGTCGCCCCAGGCTGCCACGGGCACCACGGTCAGACCCCGCGCCTGCCACCAAGCCCCTAGCAGTTGGTTGCGGAAATGGTTCCACTGGTTCAGCGGTCTGGGGTAATCACTGTAAAGCGAGAAGTTGGTCTGCAGCGTGAATTTGAACCGGGCCACCACTTCCAGGTATTTTTCCGGCTGTGCCCAGACCCGCTCGAACTGGTAGTCGTCCTGGAAAAATTGGAGACCTTGGCTCTGTGGAAACTCGCAGGTCAGCGCGTCCTTGAACCGTGCCAGCGTGGCAGAATCGTCGGCGGGCATGTCCACCGGCTGCATGAGCGGGTAGCCCGCCGGGGAGAGTTCCACCTCCGGCAAAAGCTGCCAGTTTACCAGCAGGCCTGTCCTGATCCGTTGGTTGCCCAGGTATCTGCCCATCGTGTCCTCCGTAAATTGCAAAGCACCCGGCATGTTACGCACCGTTGGGAGGCTCACCGGGTTTCGTTATCAAAATGCCCGGCGGTTGCGCATCGTGGAGAGGCTGCCGGGAGGGTGGCCCGGCATGGTACGCTCGTGGGGTGGTCGCTCTTCCTCGGAGGCGTGCTCGGGCCTATGGCTCCATCGTACCATGGGTCGGCGCATCAAATGTGACAAGTTGCAGACCCCGGTGTGCGATCTGGCACACGGTGTTCGGTGTGTTGTCGCCGCCGATGATGAGCGCCACCTGCACCCAGCTGCGCTTGCCGGGGCCTAGGAAAGCAACACGAAGAACCCGCTGTGTCAGCGGGTCTTCTACGTTCTCTATAATCTGGCGGCGGTGTGCGCGGTTCAGCCGCCTGAACTGTCGTATGGTCATTTCACTCCCCCTCTGCTGTTGTGTTCTTTGTGCCATCGCTCCAGCTGCTTGCGCTGCGCGTTGGACAGGGGCCTGCGCTGCTTTGGTGTGCCTGGGGCTTTCTTCGGTGCGGCTGGCGGTTTCTGCTTGCGCGGCGGGGCCGGGAGCCGGAGTTCTCGCCGGAGTTCTGCCTCCTGCTCTGGCAGGTCGCCCGTCGGCATGCCCAGCCGCCTGCGGTCTCGGATTTCCCGCTGGAGCTCCTCCAGGGCTCTATGCTCGTCCATGCTGTGCCTCCTCGACCAGCCGCTTGATGCCTTGCACCAGGCCCTGCTGGCACTCGCCTTTGCGCTCCAGCGCTTTGGCTACCAGCTCGTCCGCGCCGTTCTTCACCAGCAGGCGGTGTATGATGACGGGCTGCTGCTGGCCTTGCCTGTAAAGCCGGGCGTTGCCCTGCTCGTAGAGTTCCAGGTTCCACGGCAAGCTGTACCAGATCAGGTGGTGACCGCCCGCCTGGAGGTTGAGTCCGTAGGCGCAACTGGCGGGCTGGGCCAGCAGAACGTCCAACTCGCCACGGTTCCAGGCGTCGGCTTCTTCCCTGCCCTTCAACACGGCGAAGCTGATGCCCCTCTCGCGCGTTTTAAGCTCTGCCTGTAAAAACTCCTTATCGAACTCGAACGCGTAAAACACAAGGGCTCGCTGCCCGTCCAGCGCGTCGATGAGTTCGTCGAAGGCGTCCAACTTGCAGCGGTTCAACGGGTGCACCTGCTTTTCGGCGTCGTACATCGCGCCGTTGCACAGCTGCAGCAGCTTGCCCGTCAGCGTGGCCGCCTGCATCGCGGTGATGGTCTCGGTGTCGACTTCCAGCAGGCGCTGGTTCTGCATCTCCTGGTAGGTGTCCCAATCCTTGGGCGGCAGCACGACGGGGATGTCCTCGATGATCTTCTCCGGCAGCTGGAGGTGGTCGGCTGCCTGGATGCTGATTGCCACGTCTGCCAGCTTGGCTTGTATGGCCTCCTCGGCCCCTTTGCGCGGCTTCCAGCTGTAAATCTGCATCCCGTTGCGCTTGTCCGGCTGGAAGTAGTTGTCTCGGTACTGGGTGAATCTCTGCCCGAGCCGTTGACCCTGGTCGAGCAGATATACTTGTGCCCACAGATCCATGTAATCCTTGGGGGCTGGTGTGCCTGTCAGCTCCACCACCCGGTTGATGTGCGGGCGCATCCGGCGCAGTGCCTTGAAGCGCTGGGTGCTGTGGTGCTTGAAGCTCGACGCCTCATCCAGGACGACCATGTCAAACGGCCACCGCCGCCCGTAGCGTTTCTCGAGCCAGACCACGTTGTCTCGGTTGGTTATGTAGATGTCGGCCTTTTTACTGAGGGCCCGCTCTCGCTGCTTTGCTGTGCCCAGAACGGTGCTCATGCGCAGCCCCTGCAGGTGCTCCCACTTCTTGGCTTCGTCTTGCCACGTCGCCTCAGCCACTTTCTTCGGCGCGATGATGAGCACCTTGCTAACATCGCTCAATTGCAGCAGTGCCGCGATTGCCGTCAGCGTCACGACCGTCTTGCCCAGGCCCATCTCCAACCATAGCGCCACGCCCGGGCGCTCGATGATTGCGTTGATGCACTCCTGCTGGTACGGGTGCGGTTTGAACTGGTTACTCATCGCTGCGCATCTCCCTGCTGACCTCCTTACCCGGCTTGCTGGGTGCCTGGCCTGTGCGCCTCTGGGAGATCTGCCCGAGGTAGCCTGCCACCCGGCGGGCCTCATCCGTAGAATCGACCTCGAACCACGGGAAGCCCAGCCGCTTCAGCTCCCGGCCCCAGAACTCCTGCAGGCTGCCTGTCTTGATGTGCTTGCCCGGGGCCTTAGTCTCCACAAAGGCGATCACCCCGCCCGGCAAAATGCAGATGCGGTCAGGCACCCCGTCCGTCCCCGGGGACACAAATTTCAGGCACCAGCCGCCCTGCTGTTTTATGGATTTTTGTAGCACGCGCTCCACGGTGCTCTCTCGCATGGCTTCCTCCTTTTTGTCAACAGTGTCAACGATTTTCCTATTAAATCTAAAAATAGGCCATTAGGCTATTACCCCTATCCCCTTACCTACTCCCTATCTCCCCTAATCCCTATAAAATAAAAAATAGAAATATTTAGTTGACATTGTTGACATTTATATATTTATAACTAAGTAACGTCGTTTTCTTGTCAACAGAGGTGTCAACAGAATTTGTCAACAGAGCCGTTCTGTTGACAAATTTGCGTTTTGCCTGATTTTGCCTGGTTTTTTAAGTCTGTTGACAAACTTTTCGCCAGTATCTTTGCCGTCCGTAGGGCTTAAATCTTTGCACGTTTGTCGCACGTTCCCAGCCTACAAGGCTATCGAGGGCTGCTGCGATGCGCCGCTGGTCACGGGTGTCGATGCGCTCGATGCGCCCGTGCAGGCACTCGCACCAGACCTCGGCGACGCACACAGCCTCCCGCTCTTCCGTCTCTACGGGGTCTTGGTAGCTGCCCTCCCAGTAGAGTTGTCGCTTCTCCAAATCCCAGCCGTTGCGCCATCCTTTGGGGGTGGGGCGCTCCACGAAATCCCGGACGGCGGCGATCCACTGGTCGTCTTCCTGGTGCTCTGCCTGCACCTGCACGGCGGTCTCCTGCAACGCGCCGCTGATGTAGGTTTTCTCGCCCAGCTGGTAGTAAACCATGGCTTCCGCCCAGAGCTGGTCTACGGTTTCGTCGTTCAGCCAGTCGGCCTCATCCATGACCCGGATGTCGTATTTCGGCTGCTTGCGATACACGTCGATGGGCCAGAACCGGCGGTTGCCTGTGCTGTCGCGCAGGAACTCGGTCTTGTTGCTGGTGCCAAAGAAGACACACCGGCGGGGATACTGCTGGGTGTTCTGGCCGTAGCTGGGCCGGTACCAATCCTCGCATTGGCTGATGAACTGCTTTGCGGCTTCAGCCTCGCTCTTGTCCAGCGCCGTTAATTCGCCCAATTCGACGACCCAAACGCCACGCAGGCTCTCTCGGGCGTCCTTTCCTTGGAACGAAGTGATGCTGTCAGAGAACCATTTCCGCCCCATTTTGCGCAAAAAAGAGCTTTTTCCGATACCTTGCGGGCCTGAAAAGATGACAACTTGGTCGTATTTGTACCCCGGCTGTATCGCTCTGGCAACGCCTGCAACCAGGCTCTTGCGGGCCACGGCGCGGGTGTATTCGTTGTCGTCGGCACCCAGGTAGTCGATGAAGACCGTATCCAGGCGGGGCTTCCCGTCCCATTTGAGGCTGTTCAGGTAGTCGACCACGGGGTCTCTGGCGCTCTGGGCGGCTGCCATCCGCAGGGCGTCGTCGATTTTGGCCCGCCCGGTCAGGTGGTAGACAGTCTCGAAGAAGTACCGCAGCCCGGCATCGTCGTCATCGCTCCAGCCGCGCTCTCCCTCTGTGCTGCTCCAAAGGAACGGCCCGCAGCACATCCGGCGCATCGAGAACAAGTCATTCCATATCTTCCCGCTTAGTGCCGGGTCATAGCGCAGGATCAGCCACATGTTCTGCACAGTGGCCAGGAGTTCGCCTTTGTTGGTGTACTCCAGGCGTTCGTGCCAGTCGTGGCCCTCCTCGACCGGCTCAAAGCCTGACAGGGCCTCGACCTCGCGCTCCTCGCGCAGCAGCCCGGCGACGGTCGGATCGCTGCCTGCCAGCTCACACATGGCCTGGTAGCTGGGCAGGCGGTTATTGGGGGTGTCGGGCTTGACGTCCAGATCTAGGTTGCCGAAGCGGTGAATCCGCACCAAATCCCAGGCGTTGACCAGCTTGCCACCCGCGGGGTCGGTGCTGTGGTGGCTGTAAAGGAAGCAGCCGTCGTCGTAAAGCACCGCGCCTCCCGTCGTGCTGCCGGGAGTGTAGGTGTAGCGGCCCGGGCTTGCCTCGTGGTAAGCCTCCGGCAGGAACTTGTCGATGGCCGCTGGCACATCGTAGACCCGGCAGAAAGCCCCCACCAGGCCCTGCTTCTGAGTGGGGTCGGCCTGCTTGCCGCCCGGGCGCTTTGGAGCGCTCTCAGCGGGGCACAGGGGCCATTCTGCTGCATTGTGCCAGTCGCCGTAGGTGCTCAGCAGCACGTCGGCTGGTAGGGGCTTTCCCTGGGCGTTGCTACGGAAGACGACCTCGCTGTCGCTGCTGGCGCTAGGCCAGTACATCAGGCGCTCGGCCTCGAAGGTCGTCGGGTCGAAGACCTCCATGCTGTCATCGATCATCTGCGCCGCTGCCCTTGCCAGGGGCTGGTATTCGTCGGCGCTGACGGGGCGGTCGATGGGAATAATGGCACGGATGCGAGGGTGCGCGGGTTCGTGCTTGCGGGTGCTGTAGATCAGGTAGTCGAAGCCGAGGGCGCTCACCGCCTCACACAGGGCCTGCGTGGTGCCTGCCTTGGCGTTGTCAATGTCCAGGGTTATCATGCTGCGCTCGGTGCAGCAGCCGCGCTTACGGCGTCCCTCGGCGAGGGACGCAGCCACAAAGCCTCCGTTATCCTTGAGCTGGTCTTGCTGGGCTTTGGGCATGGCCATGTACTGGGCGTGGGTCTCGCTGCCCGTGATCAGGTGCTTGCGGGCCTCCTCGATGAACTGTGGCCAGGTCAGTTCGACCTGCTTCCACTTTTTGTCCATCCTGCTGGTGCCGATGCTTATACGCATGTCTCTGCCTCCGGAGCTTCGTTCGTCTGCTGGCCGCTGCGAACATTCCAGTACTGCCGCTGCCAGTAGTCCACCCGCTGCTTGGCGGTCTCGTATTCGGCCTCCAGCACCTCGTTGGCGGTCATCAGCTCCCGGATGCGCTGCTCTTTGGGGTCTGCCTGCTTATCGGCCACCAGGGCCATGGCAAAGGTGGCGGCGATGGTGCCGATCACCAGCCCTCCGATAAATTGAAGCATCGTGTTGTCCTCCTCTAAATGTTGTGTGTTCTGACGTACTCCCCGTAGCTCTGGCCCGCCTCGGCGGCCAGCCGAAGGATGCGGTCCATCTCCGCTTCCTTGGCCGCCTGCCGTTTGGATGGGTCGGGATTCTGAAGTTCACGCCATTCCCTCGCCTGCTGCTGCGCCACTTTGGGAGAGCAGGCGAGGCAGTATTTTCGAGCCTTGCGCTCGGTCTGGAACTCCGCGCCGCAGTGCTTGCAGATTTTAGTCATCATTGGCATAGACGGTGTCCTCTTTGGCTGCAAGGCGCCGCGCCCAGCGCTCTGTCTTTTCCTGAGCAATGTCGTGGATGACTTTTCTGACCCCAAAGCCCAGATCTAGCTGTTCCCCGCACCGCTTCGGTGCCGATGGTCTCGATGATTCTCATGCGTCGTCCTCCTCGTGGGTTTCGTATTCTGGATCATCGCGGTATGCGCCGCTGGTGAAGTACAAATTGATTAAAGTCCAGATGTCATTTTCATGGAAGCCGCGCTTGCGTAACTCGTTGTAAAGGTTTGTAGCGATTCGTGCGAAGTCTTGCCAGGTCATTTGCCGTCCTCCTCGTAGGCTTCGTACAAGAACGGGTGCTGCGCAAATCCGGCAGGCATCGGGTATTTCTGTTCTGCATCCACGAATTTTGCGGGCTCAGTAGCCTGCTCCCAGTAGTCCAGTGCCGCTTTCTTGAGGTTACTCTTATATCCAATTCGCCCGCAGGCAAGGCACACACCGTAGTATCTGCCTTTGCGGTCACGGTTCAGCACCGCGTTGGGGGCTTTGCAGATGCAGGTCATTCCTTGATCTCCTCCCAGGTGTATCGGCCCTTGCCGGAGTTGCGCCACTGGCCCAGGCCGCGCTTGGTGCCATAGTCGAGGCATTCGCGCACCATGGCTTCGAGGCTCGGGTCGAGGCACTCAATCTCGAACTCAGCGGTGCTGCCCGCCGGGACGCTCTCGCTCTTGGCGATGCTGACGCGCTCACCTTGCGGGGTGCTGGCACGCAGCGGGCGTTCGCAGTAGCCCATCTTCAGGCCGTGGAGGTCGTAGGGAATCTCGCGGGGGTACACAAAAATCAGGCCGTCAATGGCTTTCTTGTAGGCTTTCAGCCCTGCGCAGGCCTTGCCACCGGGGTATCCGGCCTTGCCTGCTGCCGCCAGTGCCTTGCAGGAATCCTTGAGCATGCCCTTGATCTGGTAGTCCCAAATCAGCGGGGTGCCATCGGCCAGCTTGGGGAAGACCGTGATGCGGTCTTCAGCGTTCTGGGCCTTGATGTTGTTGACCTCTTCGGCGGTCAGGTCATCGGTCGGGGCCTTGCTGGCGATGTAGGTGGCCAGGAGTTCTTCGTTGCTGGGGCTGCTGCCCAGGGCTTCTTCGTTCAGGGTAATACGTACTTTCATTTTGATTGTCTCCTTTAAAAATGTATTTTTCGGTTGCTGTTCTTTGCCGTTGCGGTGCAAAACGTTGCGCCGCTTTGCCCTAGCCACTCACAGCCCATCGCTTCTTGGCCATGCCGTCGCTTTTCCCAACAATGCCGGTGCGATGCGAAACGTGGCCAAGCCATCGCGTTGGCCTGCAATTCGTAGCCGTCACGTCTCCTTACGCTTCTTCTCCGAGGCTTCGCGCCGTAGTGCAATGCCATTCCGCTGCCGTGCGTGGTGAGGCTGAGCCATGCGTTGCCGCTGCGTTTCGGCTCACTCAAAGCGTAGCCCATGCGTTGTAAATCTCTGCCCTGCAATGCCTTTCCGGGGCGCTGCTCTCGATGCGAAGCATTGCCGTCTCAGAGCAAATCGGTGCCGCTGCGGCGGCTTGCCTCTCAATTCGTAGCCATTGCGGTGCGGCTCCTATCAACTCGCTTCGGGGCCGTGCGTCGCCTTTGCCGTGCAATTTTTCGCTAATCCTAGGCAAATCTTTTCTTTGCCGCTGCACAGCTATTCTTTGCTCTGCCCCGGCGGAGCCATGCAGTGCCTTTTCTTAGCATCTAGGCTCGGCGCATAGCCGTTGCGTGTCCAAATCATAGCTTTGCCTTGGCACATCAGTTCGTCTCGATTCCCTCGCATTTCAATGCCTCTCCAAAGCGTAGCCAGCATATCGTAGCCGTCGCCGTGCGCGTCGTCACAACGCCTCTCCGTGGCGTCGCTTACCCGCTCGGCTCATTGCCTGCGCCGGTCAGTCTTTGGTGAAGAAATCCCCCACCCAGCCCTCGGCGTTCAGGGGCAGGCCCTTGGCCCAGGGGGCAGGTTGGCTCATAATCCGGCGCACCTCATAGAGGTCAGCCTCGGGGTCGTTTGTCTGGCGCTCGATGACTACCTCATCGTGGATGTGGAACACCACCTTGAATCCGGCGGCTTTGAGGTTGTCCAGGGCAAATTCCAGGCAATCCCGCCCGATGGCCTGTGTCAGGTTCTCGGTGAGCTTGCCGCCGTAGGTCTCGCTGTCCTGCCAGCCCCGGTCGGTTTGCTCCATGTAGTGGATGTGGCCGTCGTCGCCAACGCTCGGGTTGGCGTAGTAAAGCTTTCTGCCGCTGGGCAGGCTCATGGTCATGAATGGGAACGGGCAGGTCGTGCTGGCCTCCATGCGGAAGGTGACGCCAGGAATGGCCAGGCAGCCGCGTTTGCTGTTGATGACAAATTTTGCGGCGTGCTCCATCGTCCGCCAGAGCTGCACAATGTTTGGGTTCTGCTCCCGCCAGCGGTTCACCATGTCCTGGATTTCCTCATCTGGCAGGTCTTTCAGTGCGCCGCTGACATCCATCCGGCGCATGGCCCCTACTCCGCCCTGGTAGCCCAGGGCCAGGGTGGCAACTTTGCCGCGCTGGCGGTAGCTGTAGTTCGGGTGGCCTTTGACGATGGTCTCCACCGGGATGCCGAACATGCGGGCCGCGGTAGTCTCGTAAATCTTGCCGGTTGTTCTGAAAACATCCAGCACCCATTCTTCCCTGGCCTCCCAGGCAATCAGCCGGGCTTCGATGGCCGAGAAGTCGGCATCGATGAACACCGAGCCTGGCGCGGGAATCAGCGCCGTTCGTATCATCTGGCTGAGCACGTCGTTGACGTCGCCGTAGATCATCTCCAGCGCGTCTACCTGCTTGCCCTTGATAAGCTGGCGCACCTCGTTCTGGTGCTTGAGGTAGGTTCTGGGCAAATTCTGCACCTGGAGCAACCGCCCGGCCCATCGTCCGGTGCGTGTCGCACCGTAGAACTGCAGGGTTCCGCGGATGCGCCCGTCGGGGCCTGTGGCCGCCTGGATAGCGTCGTACTTCTTCAGGCTGGATTTACCCAAGCCCTGGCGAATCTCCAACACGCGCTTCACGGCGGGGTTCTGGGGCTGCTTCAGGGCTTCGGCCACCGTGGCCTTTTGCATGTCTGGCAGCGCCAGTCCGTTGTCCCGCAGCCAGGCTTTCAACTGACCGGGAGCGCTGGGGTTTATCAGCCCGGTGATCTGCTGGGCCTCCTCGAACAATTCGGCGCTGTACTGCTGGCCGCACCAAAGTGCGCCGCTGGTAAGATTCGCGTCCGTGGCAATGCCGCGGCTGTTCATCCGTACATCGTCCCGCCACTGCTGCCAGATGAAATCCGGCACGGTGAAAGGGGCGAGCAGGTTGTCGATGTGCCTTTCGGTCTCGACGTCGCGGATGTTGTACTGCCTGAAAATCTCCCACTTGGCTGGGTCGTGGTCTGGTAGGTTGCGGGTGCGGCCCCCGTTGGTCTTGGTCGGCTTGCAGGGGCAGCAGAAGTAACGGATCAGGGCTGCGCCCTCCCGCATTTTGGCTTTGTCCTCTGGGAGCTGGAGTGCCTTGCCTGCTTCCTTCAAGCTGGCGGGCAGGCCGCAGTACATGGCATGAACCATGCTGTCTTCCCACTGTTCGAGCCAATCCTCGCGCTGCTGCTGGGTCAGGTGGAAGTGCTCGCTAAGGCACCACCACTCGAAGGCTGCGTTCCAGGCCCGCTTGGTGTAGCGGGGGTCAAAGAGCATCTCTTTGAGTTGGCACCAGTTTGCGATGAGGTGCTCCTCCTGACGAGGGGCTTTCAAGTCCATCAGGTAGACCTTGCAACCATCAACCGCTACGCTGCAGAGCAGAATCTCAAAGTCCGGATCCTGGGCGTAGCGGTAGGCGCCCACCTTGCCGATGTCCTGGGGGCTGTAGGTCTCCAGGTCGATAGTAAGTATCATGCTGCACCTCCGAGTGCCGCGTGTTTAGCCCAGCATGTCTTCGACTTCGGGGCTGAGGGCCTCGAAGCCGTCCAGGCCGGAGCCGCCAGCCAAACGCGGGCCGTCTTTGGTTTTCATGATAACTTCCAAACCGCAGCCGATGCCTCGGTTGCCGTTGGAGTTGTATGCAAAGAGGCTAACCTTTACGTTTGCAAAGCAGCCGCTATAAACTTCGTCGGTGTCAATGATGTCATGGAGCGTACCGTCGACGATTTTCGGCGCGGTGGAGCTGTTGGCGTTCATGAAGTAGCAACCTGCGTAGTTGCTATCATCGGGGCGTTCTACATCACCGTCCCGGACAGGGAGCTTGAGGTTGGCAGGAATCTTGCCACCCCACTTGACCGCGCTCTCGGGCGCGTTTTTGATTCGATTGATGAGCTCATTAAGCTTGTCCATAACCTTGAGGCTTTGATAGATAGGCGTACCGTCCGGGTTCGTGCCCACCTTGACATTCATGATGGAGTTTTTGCCGATCAGCAAGGTGCAGCTGTATTTAGGTGCGCTGCCGTTGATGCCTTTCGGCTCCCAAATGTTGGCGTAGCTCAAACGTGCGGGGATGATGATTTCGTTGGAATTCATAGTTGTTACCTTCCTTTTTAAATGGGTATAGCGTGGATTTTTGGAATTATTAAATCCCTCGGGGATGGGTTTAATCTCGTAGCGCCACTTGCGCCAGTTGATGCAGGTTTTTCTAAAGGCCCGCTCCGCTTTGCGCGGTGTTTCGGCGGCAATGCCAAAAACGAAGCGCTTTTCTATGCTGTTCCAGATGCCGAAGGTCATTTGCAGTCCTCAAAATAGCTGTCCGGGTAGTCATGGTGGAAGTTTTGCAGCATACGCTTGGCGTCCGTGATGCCCCTTGCATAGCTTTCTGCCCGGAGGGGGTTGCTGTCTTTGAGGTAAGGATTGAGGCAAAGCATATTGGTCAGGCGCTTTTGCAGCATCTTGTACTCCTGCTCGGTCATTCCTTGATTACCTCGAATCCATCCGCCGGGTCGTAGGCCGGGCGTTTGTCGCTCTCGGGGGCCAGCTTAGGTGCACCCTTGGGCTTCTCGACGTAGCCGCCGCAGACCTCGGCAAAGTGTTTCTTGCCCAGCAGCTTTTCGGCTGCTGTCAGGCTAATGGGCGTGCGCTCGTACAGCATGGCTTCCTGGATGCCACTGGCTTCCATGGCCTTGAACGCCGCATCCTGGTCGGTGAACCGTCGGGTGCTGCGCCCCTCCACCAGCTTCCAGCCAGGAACAGGCGTGCCGCTTTGAAGCTGCTGCTGCGCATATTCCTCCAGACACTTGACGTACTCTGCCAGGCCCTGCACCTGGGTCAACCAGTCACCGATTTCTTCGTTTGTGAGCAGGCGTGGGTCGCGGGCTTCAGGGATAGTTTCGGCTACGAAGCCTGCCAGCGGGCCGTACTTGTCTTTCCAAGCGCGGCACTGGGCCTTGGCCTTGCACCAGCGGCATTGCTTCTCGCCGGGGTTTAACTGGCCCTTGCCCTCCCAGGCAAGCTGGGCCATGGGCTTGAGAAAACTCTCGGCCCAACGGGTGAGGTCGTTCTCTGGAATTTCCCAAGTCTCCGGCTCGCTCTGGATGCGTGGCTGGACGATGCTCATGCGCACCGTGTTGATCTGGTCGGTGGCCCTGAAAAGCTCCCAGGCGCCCAAGGCGTACAGCATCATCTGGGTGTTTTCCTCCGAGCTGACCGGTACGCCTGCGCCGTACTTGAAATCCACCACATGGAGGATTCCGTCACCGATAAGCAGGCAGTCGCAGGTTCCGAAGCACTCAGGCACCCAGCGGGTCATCTTGACGTGTTGTTCTACGCAAACCGTCGGGGTGTGCTTGAACTCGGCGTATAGGGTGTGGATGAAATCGGCATACAGTTTGGCGGCCTCTTTCATCTCCGGGGTGTAGTCGTCGCTGTTCCAGAGGTCTTGCATTGGGGCCTCCGGCAGCCCCTCCCAGCCAGGAATCGAGCGACGAACGACCTGCTCACACAGGTAGTGGGCCTTGGTGCCCTCCTCGGCGTAGACGCTGGTTTCGTTCGGCATGAACTCGGTCAGCCGGGCGCTGGGCGGGCAGGCCAGCCATCTGGCGCTGCTGGACGGCCCCAGCAAAGCGTGTTTACTCGGTGCCATCGCTGCTGCCCTCCTTTTTCGAGTTCAGAGTTTCGAGCCAGCCGATGGCAGCTATCGCAAAAAGGGCCAGCGCTTCAGTTTGGCTATCTTCGTCGTAGGAGAGTTGAACGGCTTTTGCGGCAGTGTATGCCAGGGAATCGAGTACGCTCTCCGGGTCGCCCTCGATTTTGTAGTCGATGCGGTGCTCGTCGTGCCTGGTAATGATGACCTTGGTAGGCTCACTCATCGTCGTCACCATCCTCTACGTCGAGTGCGCGAGACAGGACGGCGGCCAGGACGCTGAAGGGGTCTTCAGGGTTCAGTTTCATGATGGCCTGCGCCAGGGCTTCATGCACCCAGTCTGCCGGGCCGTTTACTTCAACCTGTGCTCCGTGCTCACTGGTAGCCGTAACGCGGATGTAGTAGTCCGGTGCCGCGTCCTCGACACGTTCCAGTAGGTTGGAGAGCACCCACCAAATGTGATCTGGGCCTTTGACGGAGCCGTCGGGCCACTGAACCCGTACCTCCCCGGGGATATTCCTGGGGATGGCTGCGTACTGGTAGACCGTGCCCACCGTGCCAGGCATAGGGTAAAATTGGGGGGCGTTGTCGTGGTGCTGCATTGCATCGGGGGTGTTGACAAACCGTACCTTGTCCCCTTTCTTGAACTCAGCCATTTGCCGCCTCCAGATCTGCCAGCGCTGCTGCGCGGCTCTCCTCGGGGACGCTGGAAAGGTTCGAGGCTCCATATTTGGCCAGAACCTTTGCCAGCGCATCCTGGTGCCCGGCCAGGGCCACCTTGCGGCCCAATGCCTGCAGTTCGTTCAGGGTCACTGGCTTGGGGGCTGCCTGCTGTGGGGGCTCGCCCACCACCCTGTTCGGGTCGGGCACAGCGGCCTGCTGCTGGGCTTTGGGGCCCGGGATGGGCAGTTCCTCGGTGCTTGGCACCGGGGCCTGCACAGGGGCCGCCTGCTTGGTAGGCGCGGCCTTAGTGACTACGGGCGTTACCTTGACCTCGGGCAGGATTTCGCCCAGGTCGAGTTCCGCCAGGCCCGCGCCCTCGTTCAGGGCTTTCAGGGCATCCCGGTAGTCCGCCGGGTTGTCGGCGTGGATGCTGATGTTGATAAGCATTTCGTGTTCCTCCGTTTCGTTAAAGGTTTAGGTACTGGCTGATGGCGATTACTACCTTGTTGCGGTCATCAAAGCTCGCGGTGCCCAGAAACCGTTGCAAGCCGTCCCTGTCGATGGTGGTGATCTGGGGAACCACCGCCGCGCTCTTGCGCTCCAGGCACTTGCTGTGCAGTATTACGTTGCTGGGGTCGCTACCATCGATGCGGCGGTCTCCGCTGCTGATGGGCACGACCGTCAGGCAGGAGCTGGTGAAGTTGTGGTCGTCCACGCTGACGATCAGCACCGGGCGGCTGCCGCGGATGATGCGGTCATCTTCGTTCTTGCCACCCAGGGCATCATCCGAAACGTACCAAATGTCGCCCCGCCGGGCGTTGGGGTAAGTGGTCATTGCTGCACCTCCTCGTCAATTGCCGCCATGTTGCTGATGGCGTAGGCCACACACTGTTCCACCACCATGCCCATGGAGATCCCGGCCATGCTGGCCAGCATCTTGATCCACTGGAAGGTGGTCGGCGTGAGCCTGACCGTTGGCTGGGTGAGGTTGCCCTCCTGCTGGATGAATACCGGCTGCCCAGCCTTATTTCTGAGTACGAACTTTTCCATTGGTGTCCTCCGTCTTGAGTGCGGCTCCGCAGATGGCGTTCAAAGCCAGCGTGGCCAGAATGACACCGGGCAGGTTCAGGTTGCCTGCTGCGGTGATCCAGAAAACCAGGGCCGCGCCTCCGGCCAGTTTAAGCATCATCTTCTTCAAAGTTGAACGCCTCCTCTTCGTGTTCCCAGGGCTTGATGAAGTAGTCGTAGTAGCTTGCCTTGGGAATCTTGAGCCAGTTTCCGAGGCAGGCCATGTCCGCAGCATCCCAGGGGTGGTTCCCGTTGAATCTGTTGCAGACGTAGTTGTAACTGCGCCCCAGCTTATTGGCTGCATCCTGGGGAACCGCACCTGCGTCAAGCATCCGCTTGCGCAGTTTAAGATACCGTTTCATGGGTGTGCCTCCGTCTTTTGCTGAATTAAATTCACCGTCCTAGCAGAAAAAAATGCGGTCTTTATCCGCCGGGGTCAGGTCGAGTAGTTTTGCCAGGCCGTCGATTTCGCTGGCCTTGAACTCTCGGTCGTTCTTGATCTTCTGCTGGAGCGCTTGCGGTGTGATTCCGAGCGTGCTTGCAACGTATTTATATTTGAGCCCGGCATTGGTAATCAGTTCCCGAAGCAGTTTCGTGTCGGTCATATGTTCACCTCCCTTCGTTGTCTTGCTGAATTTCATTCGACGTCTGTAGCATAACACCTCGGTGACTGAAAGTCAACAATTTTTTCAAAAAAATTTAAAAAAACTTGAATTTCATTCACCACTATGGTATGATGTCCTTACAAGAAGGCGGCCAGCTGAATGTCTGATATTTACGAACGAATTAAAAGCCGCCGCGAGGAGCTGGGTTTGACCACCGAGGAACTCGCTCAACGAATGGGCTATAAGACCCGCTCTTCCATCACGAAAATTGAAACTGGCAAAGCCGACATCCCTCAATCTAAGGTGAAGGCTTTCGCGCGGGCGCTGCAAACCACCACAGCCTACCTTATGGGCGATGATGATGCTCGTGAAGCTCGCCCCTCTATCCCTGTTGGCTTCGAGCCTTTGCCGGAGATGGCAATGGTTCCTCTGGTTGGCACTATTGCCTGTGGTACTCCTATCCTGGCCGAGCAGAATGTCGAGGCCCGCATCGGTGTTCCCGCTGCCTGGCGGGCCGATTTCGCGCTGACCTGCAAGGGCGATTCGATGGCTCCCCGGTATCTGGATGGCGACATCGTCTGCATCCGCTGCCAGCCCCAGGTCGAGAACGGCCAAATCGCCGCCGTCTTGATTGGCGACGAAGCTACCTTGAAGCGCTTCTACCAGAACGGCGACATTGTCACTCTCCAGGCCGAGAACCCGGCCTATTCTCCCCTGGTCTATCGGGGCGAGGAACTGAACGAGATTCGTGTCGAGGGCCGCGTCGTCGGTTTCTGCCGTCAGGAAAAATAAATAAAAAACGCCCCACGGCTGCAACCGTGAAGCGTTTTGATAGAGTAGGCTTGCTCTTGTGGAACAATACCGACCTAGCAGTTGTTATTGTACCACTCTTGGGCAGGCTTGTCAAAGTGTACCCAGGAGGTTTTTTATGCTTACGAAAAGAACAAGTACCGCAGTCTGGTATCCGGCGCTCAAACGCTGGCAGGTCAACGTCCAAAAAGACGGCAAGCGCCGAACTTTTACCTGCCGCACCCCGGGCCGAACCGGAAAACTGGAGTGCAACGCCAGGGCGGATGAATGGCTGGCCAGCACACAAACAGAATCCGACATGGTCTATATCGACCAGCTCTACAGCCTGTGGTTTGCGTCACTGAAAAAGACAGCCAGCAAGAGCCATTGGTGCCCCTTGGAGAGCCGATGGCGCACACATATCATCCCAGTGATGGGCCGAAAGCGTCTTGATAAAGTGACCGAGGGCCAGTGGCAGGATCTTATCGATTCCATCTACGCCGAGGGAAAGTCAAAGAAAACGTTGCAGAATTATTGTGCAGATATCCGGGCTTTCTACAAATGGCTGCGTTCTCATGGATACACGACCATGCGCTTTGAAACACTCCACGTCCCCAAAGGTGCGGAATCTGGCGAGCGCCGTGTTCTTCAGCCTGATTCACTGCGAGTGCTGTTTCAATCCGACCTGACTACCTGGAGAAACAATCCCTGCGTGGATCAGCTCGTGAGGGCCTACCGCTTTCAGGTCGCTGCTGGGTTGCGCCCTGGCGAGGTGATTGGCTTGTGCTGGAGCGATATTGTTGGTTATCAAGGCGAGGCTACCGATTGGAAGAAGCTCTCTGGGACGCTTATCACGATTCATCGTGCGGTCAATGTCTACGGGGAAATCACAAAAGGCAAAAACAGAAACGCCCGTCGCAGCTTTGTCATGTTCCCGCTGCTGGCACAAATCCTAGAAGAACAGCACCACTACACTGGGAAGCATACACAGGTGTTCCCTATCCGCAGTGAGTCCGCTTATTATGAGGCGTGGCAGAAGTATTGCCGTGCAAATGAAATCCCGCCGATTTCGCTCTATGAGCTCCGGCACACCTTTGTTTCCATCGTGAAAGTTCTACCTGCTGGCGAGGTTAAACAATGGGTTGGTCATAGCCGTAACATGGACACTTTTGGCGTTTACGCCCACGCGCTCACCAATGACGGAACCCGTGCAGCAACCGATTTTGGCAATCTTTACGGGCAGCTGCTAGGCACTAATAAGTAAACGAAAAGTTGAACCTCTGCGATGAATTTCGCAGAGGTTATTTTTGTAAGTGTGTACAAAAGTGTGTACTCAATAAAAAATTGACGTAAAAACTTACGTTCCTACGTCAATTTGCAGATGGAGCTGATGGGAGTCGAACTCCACAGTTTTATGCGTTGCTGCGCCAGATTTAAGCCTCGTAGGCAGTAAATATCGCACGGCGGTTACTTTTGCGCAGCCCGCGTTTTTTCATTGCTCCCGAGATTGTCCAATTTTCTTCTAAAGTGGGTACTAAGTATCCCGCTTTATCGGTCTTTAATCTTTGCGATTTTCGGCTGCGCCCTTCCCTACTGCCAGCAGTTTCAGCAGGCTTTCGGGTACAGGGGCCCCAAGCGCCGCAGCGTTTTCGGCAATCGAGCCGAGTTCAGTAAAAATGTACCAGACCAGCACCACGGGCAGCACCAAGGTCTCGTAGGTCAGCCCGAGGATGGGGAGGTTTGCCACGGCGATGCTGAGCACAGCATCCGTCAGTGCCGCGACGCAAACCGTGATAATCATCCCCAGCTTATGCCAGATGCCTGCCCGGGCCACCGCGCTTGCCCACTCCCCTTTGCTGGCGGCTGCTGCGCTGCCGGACAGCCAATCCAGCGCCATGCAGGCTACCCAGGCCACGATCAGCCAGCCGAGCCAGCCGAATGCGGCAGTAAAGGCCCCGCAAACGGCAGCGATCAGTACTTTGATTGCCAGAAAGGCATTGTTGCTGTTTTCCATCTGTTACTCCTCCTGGGCGTTAGGCCCACTCGCTTTTATACAGCCCGGCATCGGTCAGGCCGCGTTCCTTACAAACCGCCAGGATGGCATCTGCATCGCCCTGGCTCACCGGGCCTACCGTGATAACCTGCAGCTTGCCCGTGCTGGCTGCGGCATCGCTGGCGGGCGCGTCCACTTCCTGGGTGCCATAAATGCCCACGGCGTTGGCGCAGCCCGCGTATTCGGTCGGGTCTACGCCGGTGCCTGTGGCCGTTGCGCGGGCCTCCAGGTGTGTGTGGTCATAGCCGTTGGCGGCGTTGCCCGTCTGGCCCATGATGGCCAGCGCATCGCCGCTGCTGACTTTCTGCCCAACCGAAACCAGCAGGCAGCTACAATGGCAGAAGTACAAGAAGTTTACCGTATCGGGTGTCTGGTTCGCATCCAACTGGACACACACATACCAGCCCCACTCCCAAGTCTTGTCGTTGTGGTTATACACAATTCGGGCGCGGGTCACCTTGCCGGTAATCTTCTTTCCTTTATAGTAGGGCATGCGTATGGTCTTATCGTCGAGAGCGACCAGGTCGATGCCCCCGTGCCAGGTCTTGCCTCCGTTGCGCGTCCAGCCAAAGCGGCCATAACTGTACCTGACCTGGACGCGCCCCTCAAAAATTCCCGTTTGCTTCAAACGCATTTTTTAGGCTTCCTCTCTGCGCAGTGTGTAGGTGATTTTCATCGTTTTATCGGCTGTTTTCTGCACCGGCGCGTCCAAATCGTTGATGGTGCCCAGGTAGTTGCGCCGGATGCCCTGGTGCACGGTGCTTTGGTTGTTGCCGGAGTTGGCGTCGTAACGCACCATGTAGGGCGCAGCGGGCTGGCCCAGCACGGGCACAGCCAGGTAGGGGTACTGCTCGTAGTTGTAGTAGGCCTCGATGGCGTGCATCTCGTTGGTGGCGGTGTTCAGCACGGTGCCGCAGGCCGTGTACCTGCTGCCCATAAAGTAGATACGCCCGTCGTGCATGTCCTGGAACATGGGCATCAGCAGATCGTGGGTGGTGATGGCCGTAACGTTGCTGGGGTTGGCCAGCGGAATTTTAAAAAACGGCACCGCCTTGGCCGCGGGCGAGGTGGTGTACCCGGCCATGAACAGGCAGCCGCCCAGCAGACGGCCGGTATTGCGCAGCCCCGGCGAGGTGCCGCCCACGTTGCCCGCCAGCGTCACGCCGGTGGGGTTGGCGAACTCGTAGGTCTTGGCCTCCAGGGTCTTGCGGTCGTAGGTGCGCACGCGGATCTTGCCGGTGGTCTTCAGCTGATCGGCGCCGGGGGTGCTGACGACGCAGATCTTATCCGCATCTACGTCATAACTTACGGCACAGTAGCTGAAGTGGTCGGCCTGCAGAAAGTCCGAAAGGTCACGCTCCTCGGTCTTTTTGACGCGAGTGGTGTTGATGGGATTGAACAGATCGATCTCGGTCGTCAAAGCGGTAGCGTAACGCAGCACCAGCTTATTGTTGCTGATAGCGCCAAACACCATCTCATCGTTTTCCGGGTCGGCGTACAGCGGGCGGCCGTAGAGGTGGCGGTCGTTCTGGCCCGGCGCGTTGGGAAAGATCGTCTCCTGCCCGAACAGCGCACTGTTGTAGTAGCTCGACGTGTTGGAGCCGTCGGCGGCGGGCAGAGCGGTCTCGCTCTCGCCGAAGAAGCCGCCGTAGCGGCTGGTGAGGCACACGCTGGCGATCGTGCCGTTGGCCTGGCTGGTGGCGAAGTCGTAAACAAACGTGACAACGCCGTTTTCCAGGTCTGTCTTGCTCTCGGTGGTGTTAAAGCTGCCACGCTGCAGGCCCTTGCCGTTGTTGAGCACCTTGGGCACGCCGCTGCCCACGAGGTTGGCCTCCGGCGGGGCGAACAGGGTGTCCGGGTCGCTGCCCAGGGCGGTGTCGTACAGCAAAATGCCGCCGTAGAGGCTTTCCAGCAGCTCCCAGCTCTTATCCGACGTGCTGCCGTACTCGCCGTTGGCGTTGGCCTCCCGCAGGAGGGCCATACCGTTGAAAGCGTTAAATATCTGCGATACAGCGTTTGTTACAATGTTGTCTTTCTCGATCGTCTCGACCTCGCCGGTGGTTTGGCTGGTGAGTTCGATTTTGGTGTGACCATGGATGGGCATGGTAAAGTTCCTCCTCTCGGTTTTACAAAATGTTTCTTGCCGGTGCCTTGCGCAGCAGCCTGGTGATGATCTCGGCCGCCGCATCACCGATGGGCTTCTGCATGCCTGCCAGGATGACGTCCTGAATGGCCAGCACCTTGCGGGCCACAGGCGTCCGGGTCGGGCAGCCGACCAGCTCCTCAAACTCCAGCGTACCGTCCCAGGCGTCGCCCACCGCCATGCCCTGGCCGGTGATGGTGGCACGGATCTGCCCTTTGGCGATCTTTACGCCGCCGCCCGCGCACAGCAGACGGACGCTCCAGCGGTGGCTGGCCGCGCCCTCCAAATCCGGGAAGGGGTAAAACAGCGCCAAGGCGTGGGCGCCCCGCACCAGACGCTGGGCCGGGGTAAAGCTGTCGATGAGAACATTGTCCAGGTAGTACCGCACGGTCAGCGTCAGAGCGGCATCCTGTTCCAGCGTGGCCGCGCTTCCAAAATCAGACGCTGTATCGCCTGTTACAGGCAGCTTCACCACCTCAACATCCGGTTCTGCCGTCAGCAGCACCTGCGCTAAAAACATAGCCGAGGTATCCTGCGTGGTAACAAAAGTCAAGTTTACGGCGTGGGTCTCCTTGCCGTTGTCCTTCACTTTTATGTCGGAGCCGTTGGTGAAGCTGTAGTAGATGATTTTGTTCGCGTCGGCCTGCTTTTGCAGGCTGCGCAGCTGGG